ATCAGAAACATGTACATAATCTCTAGTTTGTTCACCATCTCCAACAACTGTTAGTGGCCTGCCTTCATTCTTTTGCCTGTTGAATATTCCTATTACAGGTGCGTATGGCCCCTTCTTTGGCTGTCTAGGACCATAAACATTAAAGTATCTTAAACAAGCGGTATCTACACCATACATTGAACTATACATTTTACATGCATGTTCTGCATTCCATTTACTTAAAGAATAAGAATTTAAACAATCTGCCGGCATATCTTCGTGCAATGGTCCTATATTTTTTAATCCATAGATTGCCGATGTGGTGGAAAGAACCAATCTTTTAACTTCATACTTTTTACAGAGTGCCAACATATTCAAAGTTCCAATTAAATTTGTTTCATATGCTTTAGTAGGATCTTCAATGCAGTTTTGAATTCTAGCTTCTGCTGCTAAATGGAGTACATAATCAGGATGATGTCTTTTAAAGACATCTGAACACATAACATAATCAGTTGTATCATATTTGTAATTATTGGCCTTTTTATTCCAATAAAAATTATCATGTGCATCCGAAGATTCATTATCAATAACAGTAACATCGTGACCCTGATTGATAATGTGGTCAACCAAATTAGAACCAATAAAACCTGCACCACCTGTTATTAAATATTTCATAATTAGTTTTTATATTAAAATAATATATTTTATGGAGTTAATGATTTTCAATGTAGTTGACATTATCAAAAACATAAAAACCTCTATTTCTATGGTCTGATAAGTGGCCATGTAAAAAACAATTAATTTTTAAATCTAGATTAAATCTGTGTTTTAGTCCTGCAGATAAAATATTTCCACCAGAATACAAACAATAATATTCTTTACAACTACTAATTATATCTGCATAATCTTCTAAACTATATATTTCAATAAATGATTTAAATTTATTTGGTAGTGTTTCAATATTTATTTTATTAAATCTAACCAACAAAGCATCATCTGGTATTGTATTAATGTAGTTGTTTAAAATATCAATATTATATAAACTTCCTACACCTTGTTTCATAATGGATATTGCTGACAAATCAACAATAATTTTATTTTTTAATTCTGGAATAAAATTTGGAACATAATAGATTTCAGGATATCTATTTTGTCCTTTAAATCCATGTTTTAATTCACTATATGATATAATATTATCTGTAGTTCCTAATGGTAGATCTGATGTACATGCGCCCACATTTCCTGGCAAATCCAATATACCTTTAACATAGGGATTATTTTTCCATACAAAATTAAAAATTTCATCATTTCTATAAGTATTATGTGTACTTATATAAAATTCTATATTTTTTTCAGTATATAAACGAGGCAGAGTTGAATATTGTAAATTGTCTCCAAGACCACCCCATGGCTGTGATAAAATTACTTTATTCATTCGACCACCAATTTAAAATATAATCTGGTTTATTTCTATCGTGAGGGTCATTTGAAAAATCTAAACCTAAAATAGGGTAATTAATATTTTCTTTTGTAATCTGTTTACACATATCTTTTCTTAAAAACGAAAGTTCAACTACATCTGGTAAACCTTCTTTTTCTGGGCCACAATTATTACCATGTATATGGAACAGCACATAATTTTTATTTAATTTTTCTAAAATATTAAATAATTCTTTATTAGGGTTTGTCCACAAATAATGCAATTCAAAATTAATTTGAGAAAATTTTAATAAATTTTTATTTTTTATATTTGATAAAAGTTCATATTCGGATCCTTCTATATCCATACATAACATTAAATCATTATCTTCAATCGGATCTAATTCGGAATTAAAAAACTTTGAATCAACAAAAATTTGTTTAAATTCCATATTTTTGTGCCACAATCCATTATATGGATCACAGTCATACATTTTTACTTTTTTTCCTAAAAGACATAAATCGTATTCTGTCTGTGACACCCAACCAATTCCTAGAGAATAAACTAATTTTGTTTTTTCTAAAGGTTCTTTATAAACTACATATCCACCATCTTGTTTTGGACCTAATCTAATTTTTGTTAGTCCCAAATCATAAGGTGTTAACATGTTTTTAATTTTATTAATCATATTTTTATTTTTTAAAAAAAATTTAAATCATTTATACCTTTATCATCAATATAAACATCTGCAAAAGGTTTTCCTAAAACAATTCTATGGTATTTGACTCCCCAATTATCTAGTTGTTTTTTAGTCTGCTCAAAACAGGCTTCATAAGCTTTGCTAGGATTGTCTTGGCTTCTTCTCATTCCTCTTGCCGTAAAGTATATTATGGTGTGACCATTTTCATATAAAGAATTTATTTTTTTTATTCTTTCATTAAATGGTTTGGCATTTTCATAATCTCCATCTGTTTTGGTGCAAATTGTGCCGTCAATATCTATAACATAAATCATTGGCTTCTCCAATTTTTAAAATCTTCTAAAAATTTATTAACCGAAGATGTAGTTTGTGGATGTGCGTATAATTGTTTTATCACAGATAATCCTGTGGTAACAATATGTGCACCATTATTCCATGAGTCTAAAACATCAAATGGGGTTCTTATACTGCCAGCAATAATTTTTGTATCACTTTTATTTTGATTAATAAATGAACTCGTATTTTTTAATACAATATTTGGATTACCTCCAATATCTTTTAATCTTGCATAAAATAAAGACACATATTTTGCTCCAGCAAAAGAAGCCATGTTTAATTGGCTTTCTGTGTAGCAGCATGTACAGTTTACATTTATACCATTTTTAGATAGAACTTTTATTGCTTTTAGTTCTTCATAACCTACAGGTATTTTTATATACAGATCATTACAATAAGTTTTTAACTTATTGTTTAAATTTTTTGCTTCTAAAACAATGTCTTCAAACTTTGTTGAAAAGATTTCAACACTAAAACTTAAGTTATTGTTTCCACAATATTCTGCTAAAGTTATAATCAATTTATCAAAATCACCCTTTGGTTCTTTTGCTATAATTGAAGGGTTTGTAGTCACACCTTGGATAATACCCATTTCATTTGCATCAATAATTTCGTTTAAATTTGCCGTATCTATAAAAAGTTGTCTCATATTATTCCGTTTCTTTAAAAATATATGTTTTGCCGTCTTCTACAATATGCGAATCAGAATCATCATCTTTTGATGACCATTCTATTATAACAGTATCTTCCAGGGCAATTCGCATATGCATCAGCCCTTTGGGGATATGGATGACATCACCTGGATTTAAAATAACTGATCGATTTATGGCTCTACCAATTCTCATACCCAATTTAAGTTTACCAGAATCAATATAATACCATTCATCTTTATTTACATGGTATTCCATACTACTTTGTGTATTAGCATGCATTGTTATTTTTTTTAATGCTAACAACTCTGTAGAAGTTAATGACGTAATAGATCCCCAATATTTTTCTTTGTGGTCTACAATTTTTTGTATTTCTGGTATTTTTTGTATTCCGTAATTATTGTCCATAGTATTTTTTAATTCCATTTTTTCTTTCAAAGTGTTTATCAAACAAATTCAAAACATTATTGGGTGGTTCTATTATACCATTTATTTGGCGGCTGTAAAGTGCAAGTTTTGCAATTTCTTCTAAAACTATAGCACATTCCAGTACATGCTCCGGTGTTTCACTGAAGCTGAGCGTACCATGGAATGGAAGTAAAATACTACGAACGTGTTTAGGATCTATTTTTTTATTTAAGAAATAGTCTACTATTTTTTTACCTAAATTAAATTCATAGTTTTCCAATTCTTCTTTTAAAAGTTCATCACATACCGGTATATTTCTTTTATAATAATCCGCGTGGGTTGTACCCAGAATGGGTATTTCTTGATTAGACTGCGCCCAAGAAGTTGCGTATGTTGAATGCGTATGTATGACCGAATATACCCAATTAAAATTTCTATAGACCTGTAAGTGAATTTCTAAGTCTACAGATGGTTTTTTTCCCTGAATAATATTACCAGCCATATCTACTACAGAAATATCATTGTTAGATAATTCTTCAAATTTTATACCAGAAGGTTTTATAAAAATCAAATCATCTTTTCTTATACTTGCATTGCCCCAAGTCAATTTAACTAAATTGTTTTTTATAAGTTGTTGGTTTAACCAAACGCATTTTTCTAAAGTAGATTTATTAACATGCATAAAACCCATCCAATGAAATATTATTTTTATTGTCGGCAGATACAATATATGATGCCCATCGGTTAGCATAATCGCAGCACTCTGTAGCAATATATGCAGCCGCAAAGGCATCCCCTGCTCCTATAACATTTTTAGTTATTACTGGATAGCCTGGATACATCTCTTCTTTGTTATTTTTTATAGACTTGCAGCCGTTTTTCCCCAAAGTAATGATATAATTGCTTTTTTTATTGTTAGTGATGCAATTGTATTCATCTTCGTTTACTATGGCCGTGTGGTAATTTGTATACTTAAAAAACTTTTCTTTTTTATCTGATAATTGGGCAGAAACAAATAATTTATATGGCAAATTTTGTATTTCTTGTATTAGATTATCTGAAATCAAACCACATCTATAATCACTAATATAAATTAAATCATAATTTTCTTTTAATAAACTTAAATCAATATTACTAATAAATGTGTTGCCACAGTCATTTATTTGTAAATATTTGTACTTTTCTTCTTGTTTAGAAACCCAAAATCTTGTTTTTGTATTGCTCTGCGTACCTAAATTGATTAATTTATTGCATGAATTTGCAAACAGAGATTCATCATGCTTTGCTATTGCAGTTAAAAAAGTTACATTGCAGCCAAATAACTTTAAATATTTTACTACATTTCCCGCACCACCAATATTCAACTGTTCATTTTTATAGTTTCCTTTTAAAGTTGGAGATTCTAGAGAAATTCCAGTTGCTTCTACATTTACAGTTTTATCAAAAATTGTATCACCAATAACTAAAATATTTTTATTTTTTATTCTTTCTCGCATGAAGTAAGGCTTTTTATTTTTCTCAAAGTATTTGTGGTTGAATATGAAGAAATTAAAGGAAAAATTTTTATATCAATATAATTTGGAATTTGATCTCTGCTTTTAATTTCATCAGCAGTCCATTCAGATCCCTTTACAAGTATTGATGGTTTAATTTTTACATATAGATCTTTTAATTCTTCTTCTGTATTAAAAATAATAACTTCATCAACATATTCAATTGCGTCTAAAAGTTTTTTTCTATCTTCTTCTGTATTTATTGGTCTATTCGGTCCTTTTAATTTTTTAACTTTAGCATCAGAATCTATAGCAACAACTAAATAGTTTCCTTGTTTCTTTGCAAATTTTAAAAGTTCAATATGTCCTTTATGCAGTATATCAAATACTCCATTTGTTAAAACTATTCCATTTTTAGAATCAATAACTTCAACACGTTTAACGTGTCGTCCTTCTGCCCATTTTTCATTTAACCAATTATCTACTAAAGACATCATAGATAAATTGTCACTAACCCAAGATCCCAAACATAAAACATTAGAATTATTATGTTCTTTTGATTTTAATGCTGTTAACATATTATGTACTAGTGCAGCCCTAACATTTTTAAACCGATTTGCAACAATACACATACCCATTCCAGTTCCACATATTAAAATACCATTTTCAGCTTCACTATTTGAAATAATAGTTGCTAGTTGTGATGCATAATTTACATAATCTACGCTTGTTTCATTAGAAAATGGACCAAGATCTATAACATGATATCCATTTTCTATTAAATGTTTTTTTATAATATATTTGGAATCAACCCCATTGTGGTCTGATGCCATGACTATTGTTTTTTTATTATTTGCTTGTTTCAAATATTCCATAAACACATTTTGCTCCGTGAAATCCGGGTTCACCACATGGGTTATAAATTTTTACACAATCACCAAAATAATTTTTATAATCCTGTTCGCTGAATGAATAGGGATGTTCATTATTTGTTGAAAGATCTATTGGTTCAAAAAATCTTATAATCTTTGATTTCTTTTTTGCAATATCTATTAATTTATCTGGATCTTGTACATGTTGCATTAAATTTAAAATCCAAACTTCATCAACATTCGGAAAATTACAAATTTCCGCTTTTTCTTTTATAATTTTTAAGTTTTTATTTTGATATAAATGGTCTATACCATCATAAGGGGTAGGTTCAATTATATAAGATTTACTATAATTGGTGCAGAATAATAATCCAGCAATTCTAGCTGGTCCTATTTCGACAACAGACTTTTGATTTAAATCTGGATTTATATTCAAATATTTGAAATAATAGTTATAACTGTTTCTATACATTTCAAGTGATAACTCTACGGTATCTTTTTCATGGTAGATTTTTTCTCCATTTTGAGCATCTAACCATCTTTGATTGTTTATTGGTTCTTTCATATATTACTCTCATCAATAATTAACTGTTTTTTATATAATTCGTATCTTTCGCTATTTATTTTTATATTTTTAATTTCTACATTTTCTAAAAGTTTTTTATATACTGCATATCTTTCCAATGCCCAATTAGCATAATTTATATCAGTTTTTTCATAACCTTTTTTATAAACTTTTGAGCCAGTACCAATACCTGCAAAGTGTATATACCATTCTCCACAATCAATATCTTCATTCAATTCTCCATACTTGTTATTCCTATTTCCATAATTATCTGGACCACCAACACTATTATGATCAAAATTATATATTTTTCCACCATTTTCTATTATTAAAAATGAAACATAATCAAAAAAATCAATAATTGGATTTCCATTAAAACTTCTTGCATAAATTGATTGTATCAATTCTTCAAAATTGTTTATTGTAATTTTATCTTTTTTAAATCCAAAAAAACAAGTAGCTACTACATCGGGCATATGCCTAACATCATCTCTATTATTTAAATTATATTTGTAGGGTCTCGGAGGACCAACTAATGAGAATCCTTCATTTAATTTATTTTTTATTTCAGAAATGCATTCTTTTTTAAAAATTACATCACTGTCAAAATGTATTATATTATTTACAGTAGAATACTTTAAGATTGATTCTGCAAAGATAGCCGCTGTGCCCATATGACCCATCGAATACAAAAAGTCTATAATATCACCTTTTTGTATTTCAATTTTTTTTATTTTTGAAAATTCTGATAAATTATCTAAATCTTCTTTTGTACCAAATACGTGAACAATATCATCATGATATTTGTAAAAACTTTTTAAACAATTTTTTAAAATATCTGAACAATTATATGCTTCTGTAAAAATATAAAAATCACTCATAGTGAGGCCAGCCTTTCATTTATCTTTTTTAATTTTATTTCATTTGCTGATGTTTCTTGTTTTATTAAATTTACTTTATCGTCACTAATAGGATTTGTTCTATTATATACGTATAAAACATCATTTATAAATTTTGTTCTTTCTCTGGCAAGTTCTAGCATAGGATACATAAAAGCACAATCACCTGCCATCTCATAATAGTTTCCATTTTTGTCTTTTAAATCAGCTTCTGGAATGGATAAGAATAACTCTTTTTTAAATGTTCTCAGATGACTTGCCAGCCATTTAGGATACATCTTAAAAGTTCCTAAATTTTTTACTTCTTCAGGATAATCATGATAATGAAAACTAACATCTGCATAAGGGTGGTGACAGTATAGGCCATATGTCATCCAAATATTTTCATCAAAGTATACACTATTTAATCTATCTAAAACGTTTTCATGTGGTAACCAATCATCAAGATCAACGGTTACAATAATACTTTTAGGATCAGCTAAAGATACACCCAATTTAGTGTTTTCAATTTGATATTTTCTTGATTCATTTTTATGAATTTTAATAATATTAGAATATTTTAATTCATAATCTTTTAAAATTTCATATGACCCATCATTACTTTTAGCATCAATACAAACAATTTTAAAATTTTTGTATTCTTGATTTAACATGGAATTTAATGATCGGGATATCCATTGTTGGCAGTTGTAGCCACAGCATACAAAAGTATAATTTAAATTAGTGTCAAGCATTTAAAAATAATTTCTTTTTAAGGGCGGTCAATTCTTTAATCTGATCATAATTTAAATCCATATATATTTGTTTAATTTTTATCATCAAAAACATAAATGGGTTTTTTTTGGTTTCGGGCATATGCCATTGATGGTACATATTAACATCGGAATATTCTGCAGAACCAAAGTGACAATACCAGCTTTTATGATTTTCTATTTTTTGATATAAACATTCTAGTTTAAACCAAAAAATTACATCTTCTGGGGCATATCCATAAAATAGCTCATTATCAAATCCACCAACTTCATAAAATAAATCATGTTTTATCAACAAAGATCCTCCAACTGCTCCAGGTACATTTTTTTGTATATGTGGTAAAATGTCTAGATCTAAATCAAATATATCACTATTATTTTGCTGAAGAAATATTGTGTGTTCTGGATTAATATTTAAAACCATTTTATGTGCATATGGTTGTATCCATGTTTTTGACTTATTAATTAAAAACATCATTTCAATAAAAAATATCTCGGGAACTAATAAATCAATATCATGTAAAAGCCACCATTCTGAACTTTTAAAACATTTAACTGCTGTATTATAGACTAATGATCGTGAATACATTCCGTCAGTATTACTTTTATTCAAATCTATAAACCCATAATCAATTTTATTTTCTTCACAAAATAATTTGAAATATGATCTATAATCATGTTCACATATTATAATATTTACCTGATCTTCTAGATTTGCTTTCTTGATGCTATGAATAAGATACTTTATAGTTGCCTTTAAATAAGATTCTCTTCCCTTTGCCCCTATAACTACATTAATTTTTTTAGAAGAAGTATTAAATATTAATTGATCATCTAATTTAAATTTAAATCCATTAGAATAAAATGATGTATAAACATCCTTTATGTCATTAAAGGATATGTTACTTTTCATATTTAAATCTTTAACAAATTTAAGCTGTTCTAATACGCTCATACTCATATATACCTTTCAAAAAATAATCATCAAATGATGTGTTGATATTCTGGGCTTTAATATAATTAGACTCAATATATGGAAGCATGTGTTGATATCTATCAAAAGATAATTGATCTATATCAAAAGTTTCATCATAAAAAATAATACCACGATCATCAAACGTATTTTTTATATCTTCGTGCCCCATATAAATGGGTACAGTGCCCGTCATGAAACAATCTAATATTTTTTCAGAAAAATATCCAGGAACAATATCATTTTCAATAGCAAAAGAAAAACAATAGTCTTCCAGTCCCTCTAATTTATTTTTTATTGGATTTGTATGTATTCCAAAACAATCTATTTTATTTTTATACTTTTCATATAGTGATACCCTATATTGTTGCATCGGAGTCATCTGCTTTAAACTTGTTATAAAAGAACATAGTTTATATTTTTCATATAGACCGGGAGAACTAATCCAAGACTGAAATGGGGGTGGGCAATAAAATATTGTTTTGTTGTCTACAAGATTTTTGTTAAAAGTTATTACAATATTTGGATTCAAATATTGAATTATATCACTATGGCGTACTTTTAGTAAGTATTCTGATTCTATCAAATAAAGTATTGAAAATTTGCTGCTTTCAATTTTTTTACATGCATCTATATAAACTATTATATCAGATAAATCTAAATTATTACATTTTTGCCAACTATTATTTTTAGGAATAAAATTATTCCATGTAATTGGATCAAATAAAGAATCTGCAATGAATCCCTGTATAGTCACAGTATATTCCAATTTTTGCAATATATATCAGACCAATTTTTTGGCATATCTGGACTTGATCCAAACCATTGGCTAGGGGCAATTACATTTTTGCTTTCAGCTAACCATGCTCCCCACCAACTAAATGAACTGTTTGCAATAATATGATAATTGCACATACTCATGACACACATATCAACAAATTTATTTTGTGTATCAATAAAAGCTATAGGTCTTCCTAAATTTTTAAAAATTTCAGAAGCTTTTTCCATATCATCACTAAAAATAAAAAGCATCAAATCATCTGGTAGAAGTTTTAATGCTTCGTAATAATATTCAACAGAACATACTGGGTGGTTTTGAGGTTGACGTATATAATCACCAAGTCTAACATGTACTGATATTACTGGTTTATTTGTTATACTTCGTATATTTATTGATTCATCTAATATAGATTTCTTAAACTTATATTCATTTAATAATTGTTCTCGGTAATCTATAAAATATTTTTCACTTTGAAAATATCCACATATATCTGTATTATCGGGAATACCAAAAATACCAGAATTGTATTCAAAAATATGCTGCTCAGCTTTATGTATTTTACATATACCTGAGCTATCTTTTGCTGAAAGATTTGAAAAACAATCTTTTAAACAAAAATCATTATACTCATCTACGCTTCTATTATTATAGGGGACTCCAAAGTCATAACCACGAGTCTTTGCTATAGAATACAGAGCCGCATATTGAAACAATTGATTGCCAAATCTACCATATCTTCCAAGTTTATTAAATGTAATCATAGATAAGAAGAATCCTTATCTTCTAAACAGCTGTCTGTAAAGAACTGCCATTTGTTTGCCGATTCTCTATCATCTGCTTGATAAAAATATGGCTTATTTGGTGTATAAACTTTATTATGAAATTGCAATAATGATGCGCCAAGATCCCATGGCTGTTGTACATCATTGATACAATGTTTTGCAATTGCTGACATATCTTGTTTAAATTTAGGAGTTATGTATAATATAGCATGTGTGGCCAAAATGCCACCTATTCTTAAATAATTTTTATTATATCTTTTGGTTTGATATCTCTGGTTTCCAGTAGATACACCCAGATATATTCCATCCGAATCATCTGGAATTTCTACAATTGGATTAAAAGCATCAGAAAATTCTGCATCATCTTCTAAAATTAGAAGAGGAGTAGAATGTGTTACATCATCTAAAATATCAATATGAGACTGAGCGCAGCCAACATAATGTGCATTGCTTGCTATAGTTCCAGGAGGAGCCGGGATAACTCTAGCAGATTTTCTATAAGTATTTTTAAATCCATGCTTTTGCAATTTTTCTTGCATTGCTTCAGCATTTTTTGTTGCAGAATCTAAATTAATCCAGACAACAGGAATTTCTCGTAAATCAATAATCATAAGACCTCACAGTAAATATAATACATCATATAAAGATGTCAAGTTATTTAGTTGACTTTTTCCTAAGGTACTTTATACTACAAACCAAATGAATCTAGAAGACCTCAAGAATAATATTACTAAAGATTCCCAAATAGACTCTACAGAATTAGGTGTAGAGGCTCTTAAGATACCTCAAGTACACGCCAAGTATCTTAATATGCTTACAGATTTTAAATTACTTTTGACCAAACACCAGAATGAATATGCAATTCAAAGATTGCGTAAGTGGAAAATATTGACTGGTAAAGCATCTAAAGAAGAATTGGAAGCATGGGGAGAAGAACCGTTTGATTTGGATCTACTTAAGACGGATGTCGAAAAGTTCATTGAAGGTGATCCCAAGATCGTTGAATTAAAGTCCAAAGTGGCTGTCAACGAGATTAAAGTCAAAATGGTTGAAGAATTCTTAAAGGCCATTAATAACCGAAACTTCAACATCAAGTCTGCCATTGACTGGCAAAAAATGATGAATGGCATAGTATAAATATTATGTGGATATTGAAGTTGAATCTGTAGATGAAGTTCGTTACTACATCAAAGCAGAAAAAGGAATCAAGCAGGAATTACGAGATTATTTCTCGTTTATGGTACCCGGTGCCCAATATATGCCTATGTTCAAACGGCGCATATGGGATGGAAAGATCCGGTTATATGATATACTTACATCCACTCTTCCTCGCGGTCTAAAAACCTATCTTGATAAGTTTTCTCAAGATCGTAAATATTCATTAAATATTAAAGAGAATAGGAATCCTTTATGTATAAAGGAAACACAGCTTGCACAATTTTACGATACTCTAGCGGTATCGGTAAAGAAGAAGCCCGTGCAGATGCATGCCCATCAGCAACAGGCTATTATGCATGCTTTGAACCATCACAGATGCGTATTGATTTCTCCTACTGGTTCGGGCAAAAGTTTGATAATTTACGTCTTGGTCCGCTTTCTACAATCCGTATTATCGCCAAATCGAAAAATTTTGATTCTCGTACCAACAGTTGGTCTCGTGAATCAAATGGATTCTGACTTTTTTGATTACTCTTCTCAAGACTCATCATGGTCTTGCAAAAAATATATTCACAAGATATCTGCTGGTGTGGATAAAGATACCAATAAGCAGATAGTAGTCTCTACTTGGCAATCAATATACAAACTACCAAGAGAGTGGTTTGACCAGTTTGATGCTATCTTCTTTGACGAGTGTCATCAAGCCAAAGCAGAATCAATCAATATGATTGGCCAGAAGCTTGCTAAGGCTTGGTTTCGTATTGGTACTACAGGAACACTAGATCAAGCACAGGCACATAGACTAAGCATCGAAGGCATTCTTGGTCCCGCTATACAGTTCATTCAAACAAAAAACCTAATGAACAAGGGATTGCTTGCTACTATTGGAATCGACTGTATTCTGTTGCAATACACTGACGAAGAGAAGCAACTGCTCAAAAAACAAAAATATTCTGACGAATTAAAGTGGATTATAACTAATAATAAGAGGAACGAATTTGTCAAAGAACTTGCCCTCAAAACCAAAGGCAACACGCTCGTTCTCTTCAATTACGTCGAAGATCACGGGAAGCCTCTCGCCGCTCTCTTGGAGTCAGCAAAAAGCGGTAGACCAATATATTTTATCTCTGGAAAAACAGAAGCAGATACAAGAGAATATATTAGAAAAGTCGTTGATACGGAAAGAGATGCTATACTGGTTGCGAGTTATGGCACTACTAGCGCTGGTATCAACATTGTTAATATTGACAATATTATTTTTGCCTCGCCTACTAAATCTATAATTAGATTGTTACAGAGCATTGGTCGTGGTCTAAGAGTATCTGCCAAAAAGAAGACTCTCAAAGTTTTTGACATTGTAGATGATCTATGCTGGCTGAAACACAAGAACCATATCTTTCGTCACTTTGAAGAACGTATAAAAATATACAAAAAAGAAAAGTTTGATCATAAGATCTTTTCTATGTCTTTAAAGGACAGCATAAAAGATAAATAATAGTGAAGGGAGGACATATACATGTCCGAATCACTTCCCGAGAATTCTTTTGGCGGTGTATTGCGAGTTGTTAAGCTTACTTCAGGTGAAGAAATAATTGGTATGGTCAATGAGGCTTACACCGATAGAATTTCAATTAAACTGCCTGCTCGGCTTGAAGCTTATGTTGTTCGTGATGAACAAGGCGAATTGGTAGAATACGTCAAACTAACAAATTATCTTTCCAATATTCGTGGTCACGAAATTTCTTTGACACGCAATGTTATAGTTTATATTGGAGCACCTACTCTGGAATTAGAGAAGATGTATGAGATCTATTTTATGACAATGCAGACAGATCCCAAAACTGTAGTTTCATCTCTCCCCGATGATATGAAGTTTGCACATGAATCTGGTCTTCAAATGTTAAATGATTTATTCACAAATGAAGATTTTGTAAATTTTATCAATGATCTAATAGATAACTTTGAAGAGGCTGAAATTTTACTAGATGAGGGTGACGAAGAGGATATATTGTCAAACGAAGACCAAGAATCCCCTATAAACGAACTACCTCCAGAAGAGCCTGCACCCCAACCCAAGCGAAAGAAGCGCCGTAAAGTCAAGCCTGAGCAAAACAAATTGCCATTTGACCCAAATCTGCCCCCAGAGAACCCTGAGAGCTGGTCTGACAACCCCACCGACTATCTTTAAGTAAGTATGGCGGGAGGATTGGGTGATATTGTATAATATGAATATTTAAATTTACAATTGGCTTTTTGAACAATTGCATCACTATTGTCAGATTGAAAATTCAATCCACTCAAATATATTGGAACAATATTTGTAAAAGTTATTGTTATAGGACTGTTGTTAGCAAGTCCAAACGGACCTGTATAAATGCTCAGGGTTCCTGTAATATGCCAGGTTTGATAATCAATATTATATTCAGTATCATTTTCAATATTTGTAATATTTCGAATCCATGAGTATATGGAATTCCAATTTGTCATATTTTCATCAACAATGAATTCCACTGCCAGAGGTTCAAATCCAGCAACCATACTTGGAACTGGAATTGTAGTACCCAAAGTAGTTGGTTGAACTAGATCTGGAACAGAAATGCCAGGAAGGTTTGCTCTCTGGCACATAAGTTCCAATTGGCTAGTTCCTCTATTAAACTTAAGAGTAAAGTAATTATTATAAAGTGGATTGGTATTACTTGAGCAGGTTGCCATAGAAATATTTATGGATAAAAGAAAACCCTCCCGATTTCTCGGGAGGGTTTTTGAACTTACGCTATCAACTAACTTCTAATTAGGCTCCGTTACCGTGGAGGTTGGAAACTTGAGATAGACGGTAGTATTGGTTACGACCACTCGATAGTGTTTCACCATCGGGCTGATTGCTGCTGTTGAGAACGAAGGGGTTAGCAACAACTCCGTAACGGGTCTTGAACGCAACACGGGGTTGGAAAGTGTTGGGATCAACTGCACGAACCATTTGGAGAGGAACATATGGGCAGTAGAAAATACCTGCGTCATATGGGCTCTCACCCTTATAGCCAGCAACGAAGAAGTTGGCACCAAGTGGGGCATATGGATCGATGTAAACACGGATCTTACCACTTAGGATACCAGCAAAGGTTGCTTGAGTATCATCAACATTGAGTTGAGGAGCAATAGCTGGGCTGAGGCTCATGAAGCCGGACATAGCGAGGGCGGCTGCGGTATCGCTATCGCAGATGATGAAGTTGCCCTTACCACGACGGGTTTCCTTAGCGATTGCATTGCACTCGCGCTCGATTTGGAAGCTGAGGCCGCGGAAGCGTTCAGCAGACCAACGACCGTCCGAGTCACCAGCGAGGTTATAAGTTCCCTTGTTAGTGAGATCGGGTTGTTGTGAACCAGACTTAGCAACGAAGTAAATGGTGCGGACGATTTCGCGGTTAATTTCAGCAAGAATTTCTGTGCTGAGAAGATTAGCGAGTTCGGCTTCAGCATCAAGACCGTGAACAGCCTTGAGGTCTTGTGCCAATTCGACTGAGTAGTTGCTGCTTAGAGCACGTGTACGGGCTTGTACAGCAACGCGGTCGATGGAGAAAGACATTTGATTCAATGACTTATATGGATCTTGAATTGCTGCTCCACCACCAAGACCTTCACCAAAGTTGGTCAACATACCACGGAGGGCGTTGAACGAATTTACGCCAGTGCTGCTATAGAGAGGTCCTGCACACCAACCTGAGACGTAATTCCAACCTGCACTTAGACCGTAACCACCGGTAATACCAGCGAATGATAGACCAGCGAGGGTATAACCTGAACCACCGTATACTGGTTGTGGTTCTTGGAACATAGCTTCGGTGTAATTGTTATTGCCATAAGTGGTGCCGGGGAAACCAGAGCCATATTGCGAACGCATCGCAAAGATGAGGCCGGTTGGGGCAGTCATTGGTTGAACGCCGCAGATGTCGTATGCCATGAGATTGGGCATGGAACGACGAACGAGGCTGATTAGAACGGGATCATAACCAGAGACGGCACCAGTGTTGTAACCGGTAGAGGTGGCGGGACCACCGAGATTACCGGAGCTCATATCCTCAGCGAGGTGTTGGCTACGAATGGCTTGCTCTTGGTTCTCAAGAAGGACGGCAGTGACCTTCTTACGGTAATCATCACCGATTGGAGACAGAGCTTCGTGATTGAGCA